CTTTGCCTTATCCAGTTCCGTCTTGATTTTTGCCGCCTCCTCGGAGGCTGGAACCCGCGCCATTACTGGTTTGCGCCCCGGTTGTGCTTGTGGAGCGGCTCCAGCAGCAGTGCGGATTTGTTCTGGAGTAGCAGACGGTTGGAGTAGAGGAAGCAACGCAGGAGCGGCAATCTCTGGAACTTCTCCCGGTCGTCTAGTCGGCATGCCTCGCTCGTCAAACCTTCCAACATCCTCTGCGTTAACTCCCGGCTGGATTGCTCCAGAGATCACATTCGGGTCTGGCGGCGGGGTCTGCATTGACGCAGCTTGGCCGATGCTTCCCTCTGGAGTTGCTAGGGCAACATCCTCTCTAGTCCATGCCGGGAATGTTTCTCCGGTATTTTTGTCGATAATGACGATCTGCCCTTGAGCGTTTACATCACTAATCCTGTCTGTGCCCTGAGTAAAGTCCTTAACTGCACTGAGTGCTTGCCTTGCGTATGTTCCTTCTCCTCGATTGATCAGATTAACAATAAGGGATTTCGTAGCAGGAGTGGCGTTGGTAATCGTACCGATAGCACCTTTGGCGAAAGCAAGGTCACCCAAGTTCATGCGGTTCCGCTCTTCCTCTTCTTTATTTGCCTTTGCTACTAGGAGATCCTTTTCTGCTTGTGCTTCTGCAGCAATCATTCCCCTCTTAAGCCCAATTTCCTCCTGCCTCAAAGCCCTGTCTTGATTCCCAGCAACCACACCAATTCCAAGCTGAAGCGTGCTTGAGATGGATTGCGCCAAAGCATCCTTGTCAGAAAGCGTGAGATTAGGATCTTTCAACTGGGCTACGGTAGCACCAAGCGGACCCTTGAGTTCTGGCACAAGCGCAGAAATTCTGGCCGGTACTGCTGTGCTGCTGCCTCGATCTGAGATCCGATGCTTGCCAGTCCTTGCGCCTGCATCTGGGCAGCATTAACGATCCCGGAATAATCCTGGAGTTGCAGCCTCGGGTCGATGGATGATCCTAGAAGTGCCATGAGTGTTTATCTTCCTAGAAAGCTAGCGAACAATGAACCCCCGCCAGTTGCAGGTGCTGCGGCAATTGATCCTGCCCCCTTAATTACACTGCCAGCAAGATTCATTAGACCAGTGCTGTAAGCGGACTTGGCTTGCTGGTTTGCCATCTGCGCTTGGAGAACATTCTGACGTTGGGCAGCACCAAGGTTCACGCCGACATCTGGGTTGATCAACTGCGGAGTGGCAGATCCAACTGCCTGCATTCCAGAACTGAGAAGTCCAAGACCGGACTGGTAGCTCAACGGAGCAGATCCCAGCGTAGCGTATCCAGGCGCAGTGTAGAACTGACTGGCGAGATTGTAGGCATTTGCGCCTGCCTGTGCTGCTTCTGCCCTCTTTCGAGACAGCAAGTCCTCACGGTTGAGGATCTCAGCAGCAACAGAACCCGTGGACCCAAGCATTCCACGCGCACCAAATGCCTCACGCGCCGATTGTTGTGCTGCGCGTTGTTCTTGGAAGTTTAGCCCACGGGCAGCTTGCGTTGCGCGTTGGGACTCAAGGTTTGCAGCCTGCACCGCAGCGGCAGCTTCGGGCGACAGGGCTTGTGCCAGACCACGCACAGCACCGGCTTGCCCAGTCATCCCAGCTAGTTCAGCCTCACGCGCAGCTTGAAGGTTCTGCTGAGTAGCTTGCGATGCTTGTCCCGCCAGTCCAAATAGACCTTGTTGTCCACCAATCCCTTGGAGGAAGTTCGTGATATCACCAAGATTGAGACCTAGGAATTCTGGCCGGTACTGCTGTTCAAATTGCAGAACTTGTGGAAGTGCTTGAGAATACCCAGAGACGTACTTCTGGATGTCCCCACCGATGTCCATCTGGGGAGCTTGAACTGACTTAGGTTTAGATGCCATACGCTATCTGTAGTTTCTTGAAAAATTCCATCATTGGGTAGATCCGCACCCGTTCACTTCCTTTGAACTCTCGCTGGAAGGCAATGAACTCGTACTCACAGGCATATTGAGCCAACCCTTTTCGCATGTCACCAGCAAAGACGGTGACGAACAGAGTGTCAGACTGCTCTCTGAGAACAGGAACTTCTGGGCTTGATCGAAGGCACGAATACCCCATTGCAAAGCACTCGTAATCGGAGAAAACGATTCCGTGAGCGAGATGCCAGGTGATGAGTTGTTGGTAGTCATACGATGATTTGGAGTATTCCTCAATTACTTTGGCGAGTGGAGCATTCACTCGTAGATGATGTTGATCGTTCCGCTTCCATCGAAATTACCCGATTGAGGGAAAATAGAAAGCCTGTCCAGTGTTGCGGAAAGTTGCTTTGATCCGTGAGCAGTCATAATACGAGGAGCAGTTGAAAGCCCAGAGTACGAGTAAATCCATGTATTCGCGCCAATGAGATGCAGGTAAGCGGTTCCAATCATAGTATACGATGGGTCTTCGCTTTGGATCTGGAAACCATTTGAGAAAGCAGTGTGGAATCCAAGCGTCTCATTGAACAGTCGCCCAGTATACCCGCTATTTTCCAGCCCACCAGAGTCTCCGATTTGGATGTATGGGAATGTATTACCAGCAGTATCAACGGATACTCCATTAAACAATAGAGTGATGCGCTTGACCCAGCTTGGGATGCCAGTGAAATTGACTGAAGTCCCGCTTGCCGTCTGGGCTGTCTCGGAAGTCATCCACTGGGTCAACGAGGAAGGGGTAATCGTACCGAATCCAATGGCCCCGCCAGACATCCGCAGCACCTGATCGTTCGCACTTGCAGCAATGTCAGCAGGCGCACCAGAACTGGCAGCACTTCGACCAATCGCAGAGGTGGCAGCACTCCACCGTAGCTTGGTATTGGTCACTCCAGTGGACGTATCAGTGGCATCTGCGATCTTTGCAGTGGTAACTGCGTTAGATGCGATGTTTCCGGGTTGAATTATACCAACCTGGATAGCTCCACCGGCAGTCAGCGTGGTCGTAGCACCATCAACAGCCCCAGACGCAAAGGTTGCCGCGTTGGCAATGTTGTTCAGCTTGGTCGATGTGACCTGATCGCCATCAGCAAAGGTGTTTCCAGTAACAAGAATTGCCATAATCAGTATTGAGAGAGAGTTTGCCTGTTGGTTACGGTCCCATTTAGCATGATAGAATTGACTTTTGCTCGTCCAGACGGTTGAGACCCTGACAGATCTGCCCCGATTGTCAATGTTCCAAGGTATCCACGGTATCCTCCAAGGCGCATCCGTAGGTTTGCGCTCTCTTGAGGTCCAATATCAGCACCAATGAGACTGTTAATAGATCCAATTTGGACAGAATCACTGTCTGGATCTTCGGATGAGAACCCAAAATTGAGGTTGCATGACTGGTCGTTGGCTTGAACCTGCACCTGAGCCACGGTAAATCGCTTCCGCTCCATCGTTTGCATGTCGTAACCCCTGCTTTCAAGCTGGTACTCAACATTTTCAGTGTAGGAGTCACCCACAACGGAGGTAGAGATGGTATCCACAGGGACATCGTTGTCATCGCACAGGTGTAACCCACCAAACTCATTCACGATGTACAGATCGTTGCGCTGATCTGCTTGACCAATGTGGAAATTAATGATGTTAAAGTTGGCATTGCCGTAGTTGTCGATCGACTCCCATGCCTTGTTCAGTAGGTTGAAGATCAAGACCGTGTTGTTCCCACTCGCATCGTTTGCCCCCTTGGCAGTGTCTAAAGGAACAGCCAGGTAGTAGCGATTGTTGAAGTAAATCCCGATTGAGTTAGCCGCAAGGGACTGGTTGATCCGGTCAATGAATGGCTGGATGGGCTTAGAGAGTGGTTCTTGAATACCCCGCAGGTTGTACTGCTCGATGAACTCCACTCCGTAGACCCCATTGTCCGAAAGGAAGAACACCGCGTTACCTTGGGTCGCCACGGACTTACGAGCAAGACAGCCAACCTCACGGGTCAACTCCTTCACCACGGTGTCTGCCAAGCTCCCCTGCGTCCCTGCCACAAGATGCAAGGAGTTACGGTTCAAGACCATCAAGGCATCATCGTAGAATGGCTGCATCGCCACCGTGTAGTCCGCAATACCGGCAGTGATTCGGAACTGACTGGCGATCTGGTCGTAGGTGGACGGGTCTAGAATGTCGGATGCCACGATCTGGTCGCGGATCTTTCGATCAATGTACTGCGGCGAGGAGAACGTCCCATTAGGCTCATACCAGAAAGTTTCCTCCAAACTCAATCTGGTTTGAACCACCTGGACTAAAGTTCCCAATCGGAGCATAGAACTGGATCTGCGTAGTCGTAGCAGCAACAACCTCAAACCGCTCTCCAACAACCGCAGAGAACTCTGGGATCGTTGCCTCGTAGATATTCACGAAGTCACCCTTGAACACTGTGGTGTTGCCAGTGACTGGGATGGAAACAAGACCATTAACTACCGTAAACCCAGCAGCATTGGACGCTACGTTGAACGTCTGTGGTTGCGTAAACGGACCAGCAGGACCAAGCGTAAACTGATTGGCAGTTGCCACAGAGTAATCCGTGACTGTGTAGGTCTCCGTACCAGTGCCTGCTCCCAAGGTATAGGTGAACGTGTCTTTGTCGGTGACAGACGCTACCGGGTATGTTCCGTTGGGATTCGTCGTCGTGTACGTTAAATTAGAGATTACTACTGAATCACCGGCAAGGAACCCGTGATTCTGGATCTTCACAGTAACCGTAGTCGTACTCCTCGATGCGCTGATGATGGGCGCACCATTAGGCTTCCATGTCAGGCACTGCCCACCCTCACGGAAGATCACTACACACCCAAATGCCTGGATCATGTCGATTGGCCCAGTCAACCCGGCAGCAGGGATATTCGACGGGTAGTCCAGATCAGTCACCGTAAAGTCAGACAAGCTAACCTTCTTGGCAACACGCTCCATCGCAAGGATGATGTACTCGTCGTGTGTGCTGTTTGGGTCGCTATACACGCATGACCCAAGGATCGTGCTGGATGCCGTGTCGTCCAACTCAGGGCTTGTAATATAACCGTAGGTGGCATCAACGAGCAAAGAATCATCCGGCCCAGTCTGATCAAACACTAGACGGGTCGAAGTGTCCACCGTCATGTAGTATAGCCCACCAGGCACATCATCAGGGTAAGCATCCCCAGTAAGCGGGTAGTTTGTCGGGTTATCCACATCACCAAGCGCAACCCAACCAGAGCTACCAGTAGGATAACCATGAGCAGAACCAAAAGTAATCCTGACTTTGTTCTGATCCCTTTCAGCAATCGTTATAGTCCGCTTGTAATTAGGCGATGTACCCACCAAATAAAACGGTAAACGCAAAGGATCACTCCCATCATCCAACGCCCCAGTCTTGAGCGTAATCCCCTTCCTCCCCTGCCAGTACCCCTCAATCCTCCCATTCTTCGATAACCAAACCTCGCCCTCCGCTAACTGATTCCTCTGCAACCGCTGATTCATCCCAATGAACCCACGATCACCACCCGTCAAGATGGCATCATCAAGCCCACCAGTCGAACGATACGCAGGCATCAAGCGTAGTACGCAATCACCAACCCAGTCGAAACACTGACGTTCGTAAATATCCCACCAATACCAATCCCAGCAGGAATCGTAGTCGCCTCAAGGGTGTCAATGTTGTCCAAATTACCCTCAACCGTAGCAAACGTAGTGTCCTGAATCACTTGAATCCAACGAAATGGACCAGTACTGGACTCACTGTTCCCAAGTACCTCACCACCCTGCTGACCCTGTAGTTGATAGCTGTCTCCTCTCGGCATAACGAGACCCTTTTCTCACACCCCAGTATTACTGTCAAGCAACAATTGTACACCGAATCCCGCTTGCCCCATTTGGGCATTTTTAGTG